AAAGTAATTACGAAGTGGGAGCGCAAGCCGGTCACAGACCCAGACAACTCGCCGTGGGCCCTGAGAGATCCCGACACTGGCCGGGAGGTGATGGGCGAACTCAAGCAGTATCGCAATCCCCAGAGAATCGGGTGGGCCAAACAGCAAGACGATTATCAGCAAATGTCGTCGGCAATGGATCGCGTTTCAGGACGACTGGAACAACTCGCTGAGCCCCCCGCCCCCGGCCGCCCGGCCCTGCGCGCCGCCTACGAAGCCGGCAAGCCGGAGCCTGCACACAAGCAACGATCTTGGTCTCCGTCGCCCGGCAAAAGTGCCGTGTACGCGAAAACACGCGTCCAGGGAGGGCCAGATTCAGGCTTTGACAAGGGAATTGTCCAGGGTGGTCGTGAAACGGCACGGAGGCTGGACGTACTTGGAAAGACGGGGGAGGATGCAAGGAGCGCGGCCATAACCGACCTTGAGCAATTCCACGGGGGAGACCTGTCCGTCTACGAACAGGACGGTTACGGTTGGACCCTTGATGCCGCCACCCAAGCGCGGTTGGACCTGTCGGCGGTTCCTCAACTGAGGGGCCAGGATGGTGGCTTGAGCTTGTGGACAACATTGTCCGAGGTCCACTCTGGCGACCGTCATGTCGCAAACTTGATCATCACGGGTTGGGATGGTCCGGAAGGAACATCGAGAGTTCTTGTTGCGGAGCATACTCGGCCTTCCGCCGTGGATGAGATCGATCTTGAGATAGCGGCAAATCAAGAACTCGCGGTCCTTGAACTTGAACGGTATGCAACGCCACCAGCGAACATCGAAGCTGGCAAGCCGGAGCCTGTAGCGCCGGAGCCCCCGCCCCCCACGCAGACGCCCGCCTTCCGCCGCTGGTTTGGCGAGTCCAAGGTCGTGGACGAAAAGGGCGAGCCGATGGTCGTCTACCACGGGACGCCGCATGGCTTTGAGGCGTTTTCGCCTGGAGGTGCAGAAAACAGGTGGGGTTCCTCTGTTTATTTCTCTGGCTCACCCAAGGACGTGAGGCTCAACTACGCAAGAAGCGAGGGACCGGACATTACGGCCAGGACTGAAAGAGCGGCGGAGCAGATTGAGTCTCTGCACGACATCGACCCCGACGACGTGTTCAATGCAGCGAGAGATGTGTTGCGTCTGCCAGAGTACAACGCGGCGCAGGACGGAAAATATGCTCACAGGCGAAGCGAGATCGAAAACCTCGTTGAGAATGGCGACATTGAGGGCCTTTCAGACGCCATAGGGGAAGCAATCACAGAACAGGTCGCCCGACGTTGGGTCGAGGGAGAGGGGGCCTTTAGGACCATTCCCGTTCATCTCAAGATGGACAATCCGGTCTACCTTGACCCTTCCGGCAAAAAGGGCACGACGACGTTTGAGATTGAGACGGTGTGGGATGATCTGGGCGAGGAAGTCATCGAAGAAACAGGAAGCGGGATCGACCTGTTGAAAGCACTGGACGACGAAGCGGTGGGATGGAACGCGGAAAGTGAGGTCGAGTCAATCAAGGGTGACATCATGGATGACCTTCTTGATGGCACATTGACCGCAGTCGAACTGGACGAGGCTGTCAACAGCAAGCACATCTACGATCCAGAGACAGGGGAGCTTGCCGCTGGAGACTTTCTCAAAGAGGTGTTCAGGCGTCTTGGTCACGACGGCATCGTCGCAGACGCACACCACTTCTTCGGACCAAAGCGCCTTCCTGGCGGCTATGCCACAACCGGGATGGAGGGCGTCGACAAAGGGACCTATCACTACATGGTGTTCGACCCCACCCAGATCAAGTCGGCCACGGGCAACGTCGGCACCTACGACCCCAAAGACCCGCGCATCGCATACGGCATCGCAGGGGCGGCAGCAGCCGCAGACGAGGACTAGCCCAGCGGCGGATTCAGCGCAGAAGCAGGCACGAACCACGCCTCCCTTGAACGCCCCTTCGTCCGAAGAAGAGGATCGTCCTTCCACTCGTCACGCTGAGCGTCACGACCCCAAATCCAACCCTTGATCTCGTAGTCTCCGTCGCGACCGACCAACAGCCAGTACTTGTGGCCGTCCTCCACGTTGCCGAAGTTCAGGCACAGACGGCCCGCAGAGTACGTCGTCTGCTTCACCTGATGGTTCGGAGCCACGTCGGCGCCACGAAACTCGCCCTTCCCGGCGTAGTAGACGCCAAGGAACTTCGCCAACGCCATCTCCGCCATGACCCCCTCTATCTCCGCGTGCCAAGCGTGCTGGGGGTCGAAGCCGTGGCCGTCTCTGCGGTTGTGAATACGCACGTTCTCAAGGCGTCTGCGGGTGGCGATGAGAGCAGCCTGGGCGCACTCGATCCCTGTCAGGCGTACCTGCGTCAACCCAGCGGCTCACCGTAGCCAGGACAACCGTCCTCGGGGCAAGACTCCGCCTCGCTGTCCTTCGGGCCACGCCAACGACGGTCGCACTCAAAGCAGATGTACGTGATCTGCCCGTCCCAAATACGATCCCAGCCGTTGCGATACTTCCCGTTGGCAGGCTTCGACGGAAACGACTTCTCCAGAAAACGAGTCACCTAGACCTCCAACGGGAACCATCGCCCGACGTTCGCTCCTCAACAAGACCAGCGCACAGCAACTCGTTCAACGCCATCAGCGTGCGGCGATGGTCGATGCAGTCGTTCCTGTTCTTGCCCCACGGGCCATCTGCGCCCTTTCTCGTCCAGCGCAGGTCCAGGGCAATCGTCTTGACCTTCACGGAACGCGTGGCCCCCTGTAGGCGGTTGAGCACCGTTTCTGCGTCAGGGCTCACAGTCCACCAAGGTTGCGAAGGCGAGAGCGAATCCGAGCGGCCTCGACCGCCCACTTGGCAGGGTCCACGGCTTCGTGCCCCTGCGCACGGAGAATGTGCGCGTACTCGACACGGAGAGCGGCAATCTTGGCGACCTTCGCCTCGCGTGCGCGTCTTGCTTTACGGGACAGACTCACAGCAGGGCCAGCCGATCCTCGTCCAGACGAGCCTCCCAACGAGGCAGCGCATCCTTGAGCAGACGCCGCAAAAGCGCGCTCATCGGCACGTCCGCACGCTCCGACAACACCCGAAGGCGGTCCCGAAGCTCCGTGTTGATGCGGAAGTGCATGGTCGTGTCGTGCGTTGTGTTCTTCATGGGCACCTTGTACCCCCATGCTTGATCTATTGCAATCATATATACGCGAATGGCCGACATCGGCGGTCGAGTATCCGCATTCTGCGGGGTCAACTGTGAGGACCGTGCCGAGGAGACCAGCACATGGCAATTACAAATCGAAACATCGCGGCCGATGCCAACATCGACCTGTCGAAGATCAACCTCGCCGGTGGCCGCCGAGCCATGTGGGAGGACTTTGACGAGACCCCTTCCTCCACAAACATCGCAGACCTCTACGGCTTCGATGCCCACCTTTCGGGCGGCACTGCCCTGGTCAGCAACACGGTGAACAGTTGCGGCGCTCTCCTCACCACGGGCGGAGCGTTCAAGTCGATGATCTTCGGCGGTGGGCGCTGGAGTGGGGATCGGGGATGCAAACTCTCCGTCCGCATCAACTCGCTCAACGTGGCGACCTCCATGTTCTTGCTCATGGGATGGACCGACGACGCTGGAGTTACCGGCGTTGACGCCCCCACGACCGGAACGCCCGACATGGCATCCTTCATGTACTCGTCCGTTGACTCCGCAAACTGGCGTTTCCGAAGCAGCACTGGCGCTGCCAACACGGACACCCAGACCGGGCTCGCCGTGAGCACGGGCATCACTACCGTCAGCATCGAGTTGAACTCCACTGGCGGAATCGTCGCCAAGATCAACGACGACACGGTTGGTGAGGCCATCGGCTCTGTCACCACCGGTAAGACGGACTGGCACCCCTATGTTCGCCTCTTGGGTGGCGCTGCCGCCAACCTTCTGAACATCGACACCATCGCGGTCTCCGAGAGCCGTACCTGATGCCGGGGTTGAAGTACGCCCGGGACAAGGACGGGAATAAGGTTGCCCTCAAGAGCTTGGTCAAGAAGGCCAAGAAGAAGGCTGCGCCCAAGAAGAAGGCCAAGAAAAAGAAGGCGGACGAGTGAAGGAACGCGACCTTATCGGCAGGCCACAGGGGCGGCGCAGCAAGTACGTCTCGGGGGAACCCGTCCACCACCGCACCAAGTTTGCGGACAAGGACGCGGTGCCGTCGTCGACCATCGCTGACGCACAGTCGAGAGGGACGTTCGCCACGGGCCCCGCACGCCTTCGGGTCGAGTGGGCCCTGCTCAAGAAGGCCGGTCGGGACAAGCCGCGCAACGTGCGGATTCGCCCCGAGGACATGATCGGGCGTCGGTAGGTGGAAGTCGTCCTGCCAGGACTGCCCTGGTACATCGGGACGAACTCCTACAAGCGGTGGAAACTTTGGGAGGAGTTTCGCGCCGAGGCCAACCCTGACGGCACCCATCCGTGGAGTGCCGACGACCAACGCAAGGTGCTGGAGTCCGTCTACACCCTGTGCAAAGACAACCCGGCCTTCCTCCTGCATGAGTTCATGCAGATCCGTACCAAGGCAGGCGGGCGCCGCAAGTTCAACCAGTGGACCCCGGCGCAAAAGAAGCTCTACACGGCGGCCCTCAAGCAGTACGCCACCGGCAAGCCCGTGCGGATCGTCATCCTCAAGGCCCGGCAGATGGGCATCTCCACGCTGTCCGAGGGGATGCTGTTCTGGAGGACCGCCTTCTTTCGTGACGCCACGTCGCTGATCGTCGCCCACGAAGAAGAAGCGGTGAACAACATCTACGGCATGTTCCGCCTGTACTACGAGGCGCTGCCTGACTCGATTCGCCCAATGACGGAAAAGTTCAATCAGGGCGAAATCGTATTCGACAACCCGAAGATCAACGACCGCAAGGCCAACCCGGGCCTTGGTAGCCGGCTCGTCGTCAAGACCGCTGCGCTGGGAGGCTCGTCCAAGAAGTCGAGCGGGAAGGGCAGATCGGCCACCTACCACGGGGTACACGCCTCCGAAGCTGCGTTCTGGGCGGAGCCGGAGAGGTTCTGGGGAGGTGTCAGCCAGGGTGTGCCCGACGTGAACCATTCCTGGGTGTTCGTGGAGTCCACCGCCAACGGCGTCGGCAACTGGTTCCACGACTTCTGGCGACGCTCCGCTGCGGGGTGGGACATGGTGCCTCGCCCCGAGGGCGGCATGGAGTGGAAGCAGACCGACCCACACGCCTCCCACTCGGGCTACGTCCCTGTGTTCCTGTCGTGGCTGGAGCACCCGGAGTACGTCAAAGACCTCCCCTTCGCCTCCGACGACAAGGCTGCTCTTGGAAGGTTCAAGCGCGGCTACGACAAGGAGGAGAAGTCACTGGCTGACAACTTCGGGGCCACCCCGAATCAGATCCAGTGGCGACGCGAGACGATGGCGGACAAGTGTGACGGGGACGTCCACATGTTCCATCAGGAGTACCCCTCCACCCCCACGGAGGCGTTCGTCTCCAGTGGGCGCAAGGTGTTCGACATGGGGTCGCTCGCCAACTACGAGGACCAGTGCATCGGCAGGGCGAAGGTCAAGCCCCCGACCCGTGGCGACTACGACGTGGACCCCAACTCCTTCGTCAACGACGACGTGGCCTGGGCGTGGAGAAGGGACGAGGACGGCCCTGTCTCCCTGTACGAAAACCCCATCCCGGGTCGCCAGTACGTCATCGGCGTGGACCTTTGCTACGGCAAGCCGGCGGGTGACTTCGCCTGCGCCCAGGTCATCGACAAGCAATCCTGGGAACAGGTCGCCATCGCCCACGGCAGGCTCGACCCGGACCAGATGGGGCTGCTCATCTACGGGCTGGCTCGCCACTACAACGACGCCCTGCTGGTCATCGAGGTCGACGGGCCCGGGATTCACACACTGACCAAGGTGCAGGATCTCGGGTATTGGGACCTGTATCAGCGAATGTCGTTCGACGGTGTGTCGAAGAAGCCACAGCCGGTGTGGGGTTGGAAGATGTCGTCCAAGTCCCGCGCACAGATGGTGGCGGCCCTGAAATCCGCCATCCGAAAGAACGACCTTGTGATCAATGACCTAGCAACTGTGCGGGAAATGCAGGAGTGGGTGCTGGTCACAGGTGCCACCGGAAGGGCGAAGGAACAGCCCTCCGGGGGCCCCCATTCCTACGACGACAGAATCACATCACTTGGCATCGCTCTCGTTGGCGGTGTAATAGAAGGCGGACTTGGTGGCATTGTCGCCTCCAAGACTGTCGACAACGAAAAGGGCGTCGCTCCTAACGACTTCGCCTTTCTTGCTGAAATTGGCAGAGGGGGGGACGTTCATCCCACTCTCGGAGAGAACTACTAGGAGTAGCGACATGGGCAAGGGCAAGGGTGGTCGGATGTTCCCGGCCAAGGACTCTGGAAACGATCCTGTGCAGAAGAAGATGGCTACCACCGACTCGTCTGTCGGCGGCGGCTCCAAGGCCAACATGGCGGCCAAGGTGAAGAAGGCGTCCTCGATTCCGTCCAGCGCAAGCTAGAGCGGTCGACCACGGCGTACCAGTTGCAGCGTTCTACGCGATCGCTGCCGTCTGCTCCTTCCTCGCCGCCTGCCTCTCCTTCGTGGTTTGGCGGGTGACGGGGGAGGCGCGCGTGGAGCGAGGGCAGGCCAACGAGTTCATGCACGGCGTAATCGACCGCATCAGGGCGGAGGATGCGATGGAGGTGGCGAAAGCCGACGCCGTGCGAGAGGCGAGCAAGGTCAGCGAGTCGGCACATACCGGCGCACAGACCATCCTTGAGTCTCGCATCAAAGAGCACACGGCCGCCGGATACCACGACACGGAGGAAGCACTCGCCAGAGTGATGATGGAGGAGTGCGGCTTGGATCCAAACAATCCGAAGCACGTCATGTCGTGGAACCAGAAGCAGACGGCTAGGCAGCACTGATGGCTGGAATCCTCCCGTTCAAGAGTGTCGGAGGGAAGGACGACACGGCAGCGGAGGTTCTGTCTCTCGTCTCCGAGACGAAGGACATTCTCCAGCAATTCCTCTGGGAGTGGTGGGAGGGAATCGCCTTCTACCGTGGCGATCAGTGGACAGTGTGGGACCACGGAGCGGGCAAACTGCGGCAGCGCCCCGTCCTGCCGTGGCGCATACGCCTCACTGACAATCAGATCCTCCCTCTGGTCATGCGCCAACAGGCGATGCTCACCGAGCGCCGCCCCATGTACTCGGCCATGCCCCGCACCGAGGACGACGACGACGTGCTGGCCGCCGAAGCGTTTGAGGCCCTGCTGACCTACCAGTGGGACCGCCTCGACTGCACGGACAAGTTGGGCGAGGCCCTGCTCTGGTCCCTGACCACCGGCAACGCGTTCTGGCGCATCGACTGGGACTCGTCCGCCGGCAAGGGAGTGCTGGTTCCGTTGCCCCTGGGCAGCGACGCCGCAGGAGCCAAGGACGCCCCCAAGGCCGAGGACGCCCACACCCCCGGCGAGGAGAGGGCCGAAGCGGAGGTGGACGACTTCTTCCTCCCAGGCATGACCGACGAGCCTGACCCGCAGATGCAGGTCGTCAACGTCGGAGACGTGCAGATCCGGGTGGTGTCGCCCTTCCAGATGATGGTCGACCCCTCGGCCTCTCGGCTGGAGGACGCCCGCTGGGTGTGCCAAGAGACCTACGTCCATGTGGACGTGCTCAAGGAGAAGTTTGGGGCCAAGGTGTCCAACGTGGCGCCCGACGTCTCCGCCGAGGAGTTCTACAACTACGAGCAGTCGCTTCGCTTCGGCAGCGGAACGAGCACGTCAGCATCCGAGGACGCCAAGTCCCAGGTCAGGCTGTACGAGTGGTGGGAGAGGCCGACGAAGAAGCACCCGGAGGGGCGAGTCGTCACCGTCGCCAACGGACGAACGCTTGACGAGAGGGCCAACCCCTACGGTGGGCGCTTCCCCTACGTGCACTTCCCCGCGGTCAAGATCCCGGGTCGCTTCTGGGCTGACGGCTACATCAAGCACCTTCGCCCGCTCCAGACGATGCACAACCGGGCGCTGTCTCGCTACCACGAGATTATGAACCTGATGGGCAACCCGAAGTGGATTGCCGACAAGCACGCAGGCATCAAGGAGACGTCGATCAACGACCGGCCCGGGGAGGTCATCATCAAGACCCCCGGCTCCGAGGTGATCCCCATTTCTCCGCCGCCGGCTCCGACGATTCACCCGCAGGTCATGGCTCTGGCGCTCAACGCCATGCAGACGATCACGGGCGTCAACGATCCCCTCGTCGGGCAGAACCCTCCCAACGTGCGCTCCGCCTCCGCCCTGTTCGGGCTGCAAGAGGCGGCGATGCGCTCCTTCGTGCCACTGGCGATGCAGACGGAGAGCGCCCTTCGCAACGCCGGTCGCCTCGTCCTGAACTTGGTGCAACGGTTCTACACGGAGGACCGTTCCTTCCGGGTGATCGGAGACACCGGCCGCCCACGCGTGCATCACATGATGGCTTCGGACGTTGGGCGCATCGAGGACGTGACCATCGTCCACGGCTCTCTGCAACCAAGGTCGAAGGCGGCGCAGCAGGACCGTGCGCTCCAGATGCTACAGATTGCCCCCTTCCTCTTTATGAACGAGGACGGCGAGATCGACAGAGACAGGCTGATGCGTGTGCTCGACATGCCGTCTGTCTCCAGCCGCGTCACCCTGGACGACGTGGATCGCTTGCAGGCGTACCAAGAGCACATCGACGCGGAGCAGGGCGTCGAGCTTGCGGTTCTGCCTTGGGAGAACGACAAGTTGCACATGCGGATCCATGCGAAGAAGTTGCAGGACCGTGGCTGGACGCAGAAGTTCCCCGAGGCGGCAGCGGCCTTGGCGCAGAACTACGCCCAGCATGAGGCGCAGATTCAACAGAAAATGATGGGTCAGATGGTTGGGCTACAAGGTGGTGGCCCTGGAGGACCGGCTGGCCCTGAACAAGCACCGCCTGGACCTATGGGTCCTGCGGGACCACCGGGAGGCGGGCCGCCGGGAAGCGGTCCTCCCCCGCCAAATGGCGGACCTTCGCCATTCGGTGCTCCGCAGAACACGCCAAGTCCAGGCGGAGAGGGGTTCTAATGCCCCTCATGTTGGTCCATCGTCACTTCGCTGCCCGGCGTAAGGGCGTGACGATGGGGTGGGAGCCCGGGCTTCGTCCGGGTGTATATCAACACGGGATCTTCGCGGCCCGGCGTAAGGGCGATGCCGTCGAGATGGGAGGAACTGCTGATGTCCGATGAACAGGCAAGTCAGGTGGAAGAAGTGGCGGAGCCGCAGACGGAGGAACCTAATCGGGCGGAAGCTCGCATCAAGGAACTCCTAGCGGCGAAGTCCGAAGCGGAAACAGTCGCGGCGGAGGAGGCGAGGGCCCGGGCGGTTGCGGAGGCGCGGTATCAGGAAGCCGTGCGTTTGCAGTCTCAAGCCCCGGCGCCGGAGCCTCCCGAGGACGAATGGGCCGACCCTGCGGAGAAGCAGGCAAGGGCCGCGTTGAAGGCGGCGGAAGAAGCGAAACGACTTGCCCAGGACAGTGCCGAAAGCACTCGGCGGCAGATGACGGCCATGTCCATCGACAAGGCTGTTTTGGCGCACGACGACTGGCTCAACGTGAAGTCGGTGAAGAACCGGCTCGCTGAACGCTACTTCCTGGCTAACGCCAACGGTAGTGCGTTCGACGCCGAGGCGGAAGTCGCTGCGCTGCACAAGGAAGAACAAGATGCTCTCGCTTCCCGACAGGAGGCTTGGGCCAAGACCAAGGCGCAGCAAGCGGTGGCCACGGCTTCCGCGACGCACTCGCCTTCGCCCCCTACTTCACCCGCAACGGAGCAGGCCCCATCGTGGGGCACTCCCGAGCGTGCGGAGTGGGATGACAAACTGACCAAGGAAATTTTCGCGGAGCACGGCTTCTAGCCCCTCCAGCGACGGAGATATGGACGATGGCACAAACGCACGCACTGGCCGGGGCGCTTCTCAAGCGGAAGTACGGTCCCGGGATTCACGACCAACTCAACAACGAGACGATCGCCTTCGGCATCTTCAAGAAGATCGGACGCGAGCGATGGGGCGGCAGCAACTTCTTCCACTCGCTTCGCACGGCCCGCAACCGGAGCACCCGCCCCGGCGGCGAGCAGACGGCCTTGCCCGTCTCGCAGCAGCAGTCCTTCGCCAACGCTCAGGTTGGTTGCCGTCTGTATCACGGCACCGGCGGCTTCACGGCCTTCGGCGCTGCGGCTTCGGAGGGGAACGACACGGCCTTCGGTGAGATGATCAAGGTCGAGGTCGACGGTCTGATCGCTGACGCCCGCAAGGACTTCAACGTCGACACCTACGGCACCCCCTTGGGCGTCCTGGGTCGGCTGACGAACGCCCCCGGTGCTGCCACCTTGGTCCAGTTGGAGCAGGCGCAGGATCTCAACGCGTGGCGTTCCTACGGCAACCGCTACATCAGCCCTGGGCAGCGTCTCGACATCATCACGGAGGCGACGGGCGCTGTCGCTGCGAGCATTACGGTCGCCACCGTGACGGCCGGCAACCGTACTGACATCAACTCCACGGCGAACGTCGGCGCTGGCGCCATTGGCGACTTGGTGGTCCGCACCGGAACGCAGGCCACCGGCCTTGCCGCTGCGGCACGCTACCGGGCCCTCAACGGCCTGGAGCACTTGATTGACGACTCGACAACGATGCCACTCGCTGCCAACTCGATGGGCGTCGACCTCGACACGTTGGAGGGGATCTCCCGGGCTCCCGGGGCTCCTGCCAACTCCTACTGGCACGGCAACGTGCTGGACCTCGGTGGCGTTGCCATGACCGAGGCGAGCCTCCAGAACCTCGTCTACCGGACGGAGGAGCGGTCGGGCACCTACCCTGACCTGTTCCTCACCCACCGTTCGGTGCAGTACGCCATCCAGCAGTTGATGGTGGGCGACCGGCGCTTCGTCCCGCAGACCTTCCCCGGCGGCTTCAAGGCCGAGGCTTTGGTCTACAACGCCGGAGACCGGGACATTCCGATCGTGGTGGATCGCGAATGCCCCTACGACCGCCTGTACTCCATCAACCTCGACGCCATGCACAACTATGTGCTGCGCGACGTCGAGTTGATCGAGGAGGACGGTTCGGTCCTGCGGCAGTCGGCGGCCGGCGCTGACGAGTGGGAGTTCACCTTCCGAGCGTTCTTCAACCTCGGCACCACGCAGCCCAACGCTTTGGGCAAGATGGTTCGCATCGGCGGCGCTGACGAGGCGTTCGGCATCGGTGCGGCTCGCGTCTACGACTTCTAGTCGAGGGGCGAACTTCTCCCCGGGTCGTCCTTGGTGGCGGCCCGGGGGGTCCAAGGAGGCTCATGCCAGTACAAACCCCAGGACCCATGCTCCCAGGAGCGCCCAACGGGGCGTGGGACGTCGACATGAAGCGTCGTTCCGTGCAGCGTGCCGCTCCGATCAACGCCGGAGCCACGTCTGATCGCCGTCCTGATGCGACGGTGGTGCGTGGAATGGCGGAGATCGACCCCAGGCTGTCCCTGGAGTGGCGACCGATGGGTCAGTGGTGGACGACGTGGGGTGTGTCGGAGCGTCCGTCTGGTGCGTCCTACGGGGCGTGGAGGCTGACGCTCAAGGGCAAGTCAGGTGACGTGATGGGCCTCAAGCTGTGTCCTCCGTGGTGGGGAACCAGCGCAAACTGCGGCGAGTTGGTGGCGTACCTTCGTAGCCACTGGTCTCCGCGTCTCAAGAACATTCGCGACTACTACCAGACGACCGAGGCGTTCAGCGACGAGTTGTCGGAGAAGGCCAGCAGGGCCCGGCGCATGGATGCGTTGGACAAGATCGACCACGGGGAGCTTCGTCATGCTTCTCGCTTCGATCATGCGGAGTCGGTGGAGGCTGGATTCAGCGGCCGTGAGTATTTCAGCGCCGGCATGGCCGGTCCGTCGAGGCTGTAGATGGCGACGCTTCTTGAAATGCGAAGGTCGGTCAGTCGCCGGCTCGATCAACCTCTTGTCGGCAACGACATTCCGGCGAGTGGCGTGTTCTGGACGCAGGCGGAGGTCAACGAGTGGATCAACAACGGTCGTCGTCAGGTCTACGCCGAGATCGCTGAACTGGAGGGGCCCACCCTGACGGCCGAGGCGACTGGCACCTACACGTCAGGCGCAAGATCGGTCGCCATCAATGGGGCGAACGGGACGGCCGGAGGGATCTTCAACCTTGCATTTGATCCCTTGAAGATCATGGGCGTGTTCGACATCACGTCGAGCGCCACCGCCATTGGCACAAAGATCGACCTGATTCCCTACAACGAGTTGGAGAATGTGCAGTCGGGCTCGCCTACCTCGACGTCTGTGTCTGCGGGCAACGTCGGGGCGTGGTGGGGGAGCAACCCGATGAACCTGTCTCTGGCTCCGATTCCGCAGAGTGCCAAGACGTTGCGGCTGCGCTACATTCCTGGCGCTCCTGCCGACCTGACCGATGTGGGCGCAGCGACCAACACGCCTTACGAGATTCCAAACACGCACCACGACTTGCTGGTGCTTTTCGCCGTGGTCCAAGCCAAGAAGAAGGAGGAGGATTCTTCCTGGCAAGACGACTGGACCACTTACACAGAGCTTCTCAACCGCCTCAAGGCGAACATCGAGGAGCGCAACTCGGCCAACAGCCGCCACGTCGTCGTGACAGACGGGTCCGACTACACCAGCGGCATGGGCCAGTACTACTAGGGAGGAACAGATGCCGTTGATTTTCACAGGAATCCCCGAGGGGCACACGCAGCATGAGTCGTGGGTCGCCGGAGGACGCCCTTCGCTCAAGGACTTGCCGACCGCCAAGGCCGGCGACATGGAGTTTCCCTACATGGAGTTGGTGAAGGGTTCGAGCCGCACCGACGAGATCCTTCTGTCGGCGTGGTGCAAGGCCAACGGGTTCCCGATCGAGTATTTCGATTGGACGGATGCGGAGTTGACCAAGGCGTACTTTGAGGCTCACCCCGAGGAGATCCCGGCGACGATGAGCGAGCAGGCGGAGTTGGTGGCTCGCACCATCACGTCGGACAGCGGCCCTCGCATTGTCGAGGACGTCGCAGCCAACTTGGCCGCCGCCGAGAGTGGCAATCTGCCGGCCATGAAGGTCGGTGGTCGGGTGAAGGGTGCGGAGGCTCACGCCGCCCGTGCGGAGCGTGGCAGGGCGATGGCCGCTGAGTCGTCCGACCGAGACGCCCGCGGCGACGCCTACAAGTCGACGTTCGAGCGAGAGTTTGCGAAGCACAAGGCCGGCGGGCACTCGGACGCCCGCGCCAAGATGTACGCCGAGCGCACCGCCAGCACAGCGGCGGACAAGGCGTAGGGGTGGCCGGGCGACGCCGAATCGTGAAGATCGGTCCTCCGACGAGGGGACTGACTGATTTTCCCGAGCACGCGTCGCCCGAGCACTCCACCCAGGCGCTCAACGTCGAGTTCGTCAACGGAGGCGTGTCAACCCGGCGTGGGACGGAACTCGTCAAGGACGACTTCTACACGCAGGGAGGGTCTGCGAGAACGGCAACGATCAAGTTGGTCCGCCAGTTTGTTCTTGGCCCGAGCCGTTCGGAGATGACGGTCGTCGGGTTTGTGCCGACTGCCGGTGGCGAAGCCAACTCGGAGCGGGTGATTGTCGACTCCCAGGAGCACTTCATGGGGCTCGACCCGCCCGATGCTCCTGGGCAGCACGCTCAACTGACCGCTGCCCACCCTCGCACGAACCAAGGGACGGAATCCCGTTGGGACGCCTGCATGTTCATGGAGACCCTCGTCGTCTGCACTGACATGGGGGACAACAACTTCCCGCAGGTGTTTTACAAGAAACCCGGTCAGGGCTTTGTCCCTCTCGACGGATTCTTTACGGGGCCGTTGAACAGGACGGTGGTCCCTTTTCACCAGGGGGGCGACAACATCGACAGTCCTGCGTCTGACGACCCCGGCAACTACTTGGATATGGCGGGGCGTCCGATGCGCGCTCGCTTCTGCCGGGTGGCGCGTAATCGCCTGTTTTTGGCGAACCTTGACGACCCGAAGTTGCCGTTGCCTGACGCCTTCTTCTCTGGGCGTGCTGCACTTTGGTACTCCAACCTTGAGGACATACGGGGTTGGCGACTGGAGGGACTTCACCTTCCTGCCTCTGGCGATCAGGGTGCAATCACCGGGTTGGCTACAAGGGGCGATCACATCGTTGTGTTTAGGGCGGCCTCCGTGTCCCTGTTCAGGGTCGACGGGCCCGGCCACAATGAGTTTGTGTACCGACAGGTCGTGTCGGGCAGGGGGTGTGTCGCCAACTCAACGATCCTTGACGACGTGAGTGGGATGACCTGCTTCATGTCGCAGGACGGATTCTACGGATTCGACGGGTCCAAGCTGATCGAGTTGTCCGCCCCTATTCGACCGACAATCCGCAAGGCGATTGAGGCTTCTGGGGACTGGCCTGCCGGTGCTCACGCCACGCACTACCCTCTGCGGAATCAGGTGTGGCTCTCGATTGCCACAAAGGGTGCGGCCCCGGACACTGTGTTTGTGATGGACTACCGCAACGGGCACGCCGGTTCTCCTGCGTGGTCGATGTTTGAGTTTCAGACTGCTGCGTGGGCGGTTGGCGGCCAACTCAAGAGGCTTGGCGGGTTCTGCACAAACTCGACCGGCACGGAGATGTACGGAGTCACGATTGGCTCCAACAACCGTGGCGACTACGAAAAGTTCGACATGGGAGACGCTGCGGACCATCAGGGGGGATCGGAGGTTGGCTTCACGTCTCGATGGGAGAGCGGCCCTGTCGACTACAACTCCAACTCTGTGAAGCGGTGGCGCTACATTCGCCCAATGATTCGTCCCACGATGGACAGCAGCATGACGGGGTGGTGGCGCACGGACGAGCAGGGGTTCGACGGCGTTCAGTTCCACTTCCAGTCGGTTCAGTTTGCCCCTGACGACGACAGTGGTGGGGCCGCCCTCGGTGCGTTTGTGCTGAACACGGGCCGCCTTGGCGCTGCGGAGGACCACGGCAAACGCCTGGACGTTCACAGTGGGGGTCTGTGCCGGTACGGTCGCATCGGCGTGCAGACAAACGGGACGGTCAACCACAAGTTCGATGTACGATCTTCGGAGATCGACACGTTGCAGCGCCCGAGGTCTAGGCGATGAGCACGGAAGTCCAAGAACGCCTCATGTCGGGGCACCTGTCGACTTCGGAGGTGAACGGCTCTGTCCTGTACCACCAAGTCGTGAACGTCCCGGTGATCGGACAAATTGTCCAGTGCCCTGTGAGCCCGGGGCTTCTGACGTTTGTGTTGCAGGGGCCCATCAGCAACAGTGGGCCCGTATACATTGGAGGCAGCACGGTTGGGCGGACCGGAACGGCTACGGTTGGGTTGTCGATTCGCCCTGGGGTGACTTACGGTCCGGTGCGGTTGTCCAACACGCGCCCGCTGCATGTGACGGCGGACAACGCCAACGACAAACTTGTGATCTTTGGGGTGGCCTGATGGCGAACATCGTATTTTCCCACACCTTCTCGTCTGGAGCGACGCTTACTGCGGCGCAACTGGAGACGATGAAGTCCGAGATCACGGCGCAGGTCAACAACAAGAACATCGACGCTGCGAACATCGAGGCTGGGTCCGTGACGACTGCGGAGCTTGCCGCTCCCAACGCCGACTTCTCGGTGCTGGTCAAGCCGGTGAACTCCCCAGATGCGCTGACCGCCTGCGTGACAAGTCCGATGACGACTTCGGAGTTCGCTACGGCTGTCCCTGGCGTCGACTCCAACCAGAACACGTTGAGCACGCTCTTTCAGATTCCGGTGAACGCCACGGCGATCGGCATTTCAATCTACTGCCGGGCGACGGCTTCCGCCGGAGGGACGAGGGCGAACACGGCGCAGTTGTTCGTGGCTGCGTCTGGTATCGGCTCTCCGCTGACGTTCACGGCGGGCGGCATCGTGAGCAGCACTGGAATGTCGCAGGCGATGACGACTTCGCAGGCTCTTGAGATCCGCATGGCCACGGACTCTGGCACGAACGACGGCGTGACGGACCCGCACATCTGGGTACACTGTAAGGCGCTGCACCAAGCGTAGGAGGACGGGATGCACAGTGGTGGCGATAGGCCCGGAACTCGGACAGTGGGCCCCGAGGGCGGCACTTACGTCCGCAAGACAGGCGACAGCACCGTGGAGTGGCACGACCCGACAACGGGGCAACAGGGCGTGGGCACCGCCACTGATTTTGGTGCTCCGCTTGGTCCAGCCTGGGCAAACCTCACGGCCTTTGGTCAGAGGTGGGGAAACCGAGAAAACCCGGCACTCGACTCTCTCCGTCGAAAGATTCGTGTTGGCGCTTCACGTCGGCCAGAGGAGGGTTGGCAGCACTCGCAGTATTACCAAGACCTTCTTGGCGACGTGCAGCAGCACGGGCGGGAGATGGGCTGGAAAACTGGTGCCGACTTGGCGGCCCGGGGCGGTCGGTCGACCGGGGCCTATGGAGCGGGCCGTGCGGCGCAGACAGAGCGCGGGGTGCAACTTGGTCGCATGAGGCAGCGCGCTGGATCTATGGCAGAGCAGGCGCAGGCCAGTCATCACCGCCAGTACATGCAGGATCTCATGTCCGCCGCCGGTCTGGAGCGCGGGATGATGACCGACGAGTTCAACCGAGACTGGATGCAGACGGCGGCTCGCATGGGTTTGAGCAAGGAAGATGCACAGCGTGAGCTTGAGGAGTTGAGAATGTACCTCGGCCTTGGCGGAAGCGTTCTTGGCCTTGGTGCCACGCTGGCTGCTCCCTACATGGGAGCCTGACAAGTAGCGTTTTCCAAGGAGTGGGGCGTGGCAAATTACCATCCAGTTGACGCCGGCCAACTCTTGTTTGGCCCGGTTACGAAAATCCTCGGCCAGATGGGTCAGGAGCGTCGTGCCCGTTCCGAGCGCGAGAGGGTTCGCGCCGAGGACAAGCGTCGCTACGACGACCAGATCGCCCTGGAGGCCGCCCGCCACAAGGAGCGGCGTCGTCGGGAGGACGAGGACTTTCGCCTTCGTCAGATAATGAGTGGCACCCTGGAGTCGGCAGCACCCGTGGAGCAGGAGTATTGGCGGCGGCGAGGGAAGGACGTCCCAATCGAGGATCTTCGCCCCCGAGAGGTCCCTACCTACGGGATGGAGACCGCCCCGATCCCGAGGGAGACTTACGGCGCTCCTGACACCTATTGGGAGAGGATGAAGCCGCCGCCGGAGGGCGGGGTGTTGGCTGTCCCCGATCTTGAGCCATCAGTTCCGAGCGGCCCTGCTGCTCCGTTCATTACAGGTCGCCCGCGCCCGGGCGTGCCGCCAGGACAGGGGGCCCATGACTACCGACCAAGTTCTACTCCGGGTCGTGAGCCTCACGTTCGACTTCCAGGCGAGAGGGTGGAGGTCGACCTGACCACCCCGACGCGTGGCGTTCAGTGGGCTGTCACGAAGGAGTTTGGGGGCGGCCCGTCTGACGAGTGGCAGATGGCGACCCCCACCGACGAGGTGGTCAGCACCCGCACCGTGGAGCCCGGCGAGGGCACTCTCTACGCGCAGACCAAGAAGCGGATCGATCGCGAGAAGAAGGAGGAGCGGGTCAAGCGGAACTTCACCCTTCGCATGAGGATGGCGGAGTTGTTCA